AAGGTGGTGAAAAGCTAGTGAATATCATATGTACAAAGTCAAAATGTCTTAACAACAAAAGCGGCAGATGCATAGCCAACGAAATATACTATGACGGCTTATGCCAAACATATTGCACTAGCCAACACGCATCTAAGCAGCACGCGGGCATATGTCAACGATCACATGGCAGAATGAAAAGCAAAGATAACAACGTACTACGATAGGGGGTGAAACAATGGCGAAAACTACATATAAAGACTGGGAAGCAGAAGAAAAGATTTTACTGTTACAAGGCTGGGCACGTAATGGTTTAACAAATGAACAGATTGCCAGCAATATGAGTATTGGCATAACTACCCTTTGGGAATGGCGCAAAAAATCACCGAAAATAGCGAACGCCCTAAAAATAGGTAAAGATGAAGCAGATATACAAGTAGAAAATGCACTATATAAAGCAGCGCTTGAAGGAAATACAACGGCTATGATTTTCTGGCTTAAAAATCGACGTTCTAAAGAATGGCGCGATAAGATACAACAGGAAATCACAACAGAAAGCGCCGTTAAGTTGGTTATTGATAATAACGAATTGAGTGATACAGATGAGTAAAACAAATCTGTTTCGCGATGTAATACGGCCAACGCCTAAGCAAAAAGAATTCTTGAGGGCAGTTAAGCAAAACATATATACACTATATGGCGGTGCTGCTGGTGGTGGTAAATCGTATATACTCCGCTGGGGTTTGATATGGCTTTTAATTGATTGGTTTATTAGAACAGGAATTAAAGGCGTACGCGTTGGATTGTTTTGTGAAGATTATCCAAGTTTAGATGATCGTCAAATATCTAAAATCAAAATGGAGTTTCCAGAATGGTTAGGAAGTTATAAAGAAAGTAACCACGAATTCACATTGAACGATGAATTAGGCGGCGGCGTGATATGTTTCCGTAATCTGGATAAGCCGAGCAAATACCTTTCTAGTGAATTCGCTGCTATTGCTATTGATGAATTAACCTTGAATAGTCGCGACGTGTTCGATTTCTTGCGGATGCGTTTGCGTTGGACTGGTATCAATGATACAAAGTTAATCGCTGCAACTAATCCGGGTGGTAAAGGCCATATGTGGGTTAAAGATTTATTCATTGATAGAAACTTCACAAAGGAAATGCAACCATTCGCCGATAAGATTGCATATATCCAAGCAAGGGCAAGTGATAACCCGCATCTATCACAGTCTTATATAGATGCACTCAACACGTTGCCGGAAAAGCTACGTAAGGCGTATCTGGAAGGCGACTGGAACATATTTGAAGGTCAAGTATTTACAGAATTCAGAACCGATAAACATGTAATAGAACCGTTTGAAATACCGCATCATTGGCAACGATATCGTTCAATGGACTGGGGCTATACGAAACCATATGCAGTATATTCCGCAGCGGTTGATTATGACGATGTGTTATATATCACCGGTGAATATTACGGCTGTAAGCCGGGTATGCCAGATACTGGTACACAGGAAACGGCGCGGGAAGTTGCACAGAAGATAGAACATTTAAAAGACTATCAAGGTGTAGCAGACCCCGCAATATGGCAACGAACAGGGCATGACGGGCCAACGATTGCGGAAATATTCGCAACGGAAGGCGTGTACTGGGTGCGTGCTGATAATGATAGATTGGCCGGACTTATGCAAGTACATCAACGGTTAAAAGAAGGCAAGCTAAAAATATTTAGTAATTGCGTACACCTAATACGCACGTTACCAGCTTTAACCTATGACAAAATCAAGGTGGAAGATGTAGATACAAAGCAAGAAGATCATGCGTATGATGCGGTGCGTTATATGTGTATGGCTAGACCGGTTAAATCAGTTAAACCAGATAAGCCATTTAATGACGGTTATAGATATGTTGACGATAGCGAAGGAGATATAAGCGCATGGGGCGTATGAGTGAAAGGGCGTTGCGTGATTACGCCTTTAAGGTTCTTAAATCGGAATACGGCGAACGTGAAGAAAAGGGCGTTATTATTCCGGCAAAATATACAGATGCACAGTTGGCGGAATTCGCCAAGGCAATGCCGCAATGGCAATTAGAACAGATGTACGATATGATATATGGTTCTGAAATGGTGGAGTAATGAACATAGAACAAACTTTTGATATATATGAAGCGAAACAAAATGTAAAAAGTGCATTAGCTGCCACGTCAGAATGGCGCAAGGCTGCTGCCGAAGATTTTGCATTTATGCAAGGTAAACAATGGCAAGACGGCGATTTAAAGAACATGCGCGAAGCTGGGCGGCCAGCAATTACGATTAATAGAATTAGACCAGTTATTAATCTGTTATGCGGTTATGCATCGCAGAACGAAACCGAACCGGACTTTTTACCACGTAGCGAAGAAGATGATAGAATAAGCCGGGTTGCGAAAGGTATTACAAAATACTGTTTAGACCGTGCGAACTATCAACGCAATAAAGGGAAATGTTTCCGCGATAAGATTATTTGCGGTTTAGCCAATTACTGGGTAAGTTATGAATTTGACTATACGAAGCTAGACGGCACTATTCAAATTGAACGTGTTTCGCCGTTCGATGCGTTTATAGATCCAGAATGTAAGAAAGACGATTTAAGCGATGCGCAATATGTTGGCCGTTATAGTTGGGAAAGTGCTGCCAAGTTAAAGCAGATTTATCCGGAAAAGGTTGACGAAATCAACGCATTAAAAAGCCGATATGATGAAACCGAACAGGAAGCCGGCGTTATTGAAACCGTAGACGGCGAAGCGTTATGGTATAACACGAATTACAATAAAATCCGTGTAGTGCAGTATTGGTATAAGGAATACGGCAAGAAGAACGTGTTCATGACAAAAGAGGGGTTAATTGATGAAGCTAACCCGCTATTTGTTGTGTTAATGGCTACAGGCAAGAAGCCTACAAGTATCCCAGATACTAAAATCAGATATGCAACGTTCGCCGATAGTGTTCTATTGGAAGAGGGCGAAAGTCCTTATAAGCATGGTAAATTCCCGTTAGTGCGTGAGTATTGTTACTATACCGGCGAATTGGTAGATGATGAACTAGAACCAGCTGGCGTGGTGCGTGATATTAAGGACGCGCAACGTGAATTAAACAAAAACCGAAGCCAACGCATGCACGTTGTAAACCAACAATCATTAGGCGTTAAATTCTGGCAAGGTCAATTCACGGAACAATTAAAGAAAACTATCAAGAATGATAGTACAAAACCGGGCGCCAATATATTCCTACCGCCGGGCGTTTCCTTTGTAGACGGTACGCCGGCAATGGATAGCGGTATTAATATGAGCCTTGAACAACAATCAAGCAATGATTTTTATGCTATTTCTGGCATTACTCCGGAAAGCCTTTCCGGTAGCGTTGGCAGTATGAGCGGCAAGGCAATCGACTTGCGGCAATCTGTTACAACTGTTCAAACGGCTGGTATCTTTGAACAGTCAAAAGAAGCAGAACGCCAAATTGTTAAATTGTTATGGGGCGAGAAAAACGCCCCGGGTTTAATTCCGCAATTCTACAATGAAGCCAAAGCAATGCGCATTATGGGCGATGACGGTCAAAAGGAATTTGTACAGATTGCACCGGGTTTAAATCAACCTATGCAAGAACAAGTTTTAACCGATGCATTTGGACAACCGCAACGTGATGCGGAAGGTAATCCTATTAAGCAAGTACTGTATGATCTATCCGCCTTTGATTTTGATATTGTAATCAGCACCAGCCAAGCAAGCGCAACGGCAAGACGTGCTAACCTTTATCAATTATTGGAAGCTAAGAAATCCGGCGTTGATATTCCTATGGATATTATCCTTGATTTCATGGATTTCCCAGAAAAAGAAACAGTTAAGAAACGCATGCAAGAAGCGGCAGAAAAACCAGCGTTACCAGAATTGCGCGTAAGTGGTTCACTTGATGATATGCCAGCGGAAGCATTGAGTATGTACCTACAAACATTAGGCGTACAGATTTCACCGCAGCAAATCATGGCGGAACGGTTAGCCTTGAAAGGTAAACAACCAAACATTCAAAATACACCGCCAATTTTACCGCCTATGAACGATTTAGGCACTATGTAATATAAACTATCAACACAATAATAAACGCTCCGTAATGGGGCGTTTTTTATATTATTTCGCCCTAAGTAATGGCGTTAAAAGGCTTGCTTATACATTATCGCCCGGCAACGGCGTTAAACTGCCATATTTCTTTATTCGTCCGGCAATGACGTTAAAAGGCTAAGGAGTATTGGATATGGAAAAAGATTTAGTTAATATCGAAGATGCTGGTTTCACTCCGGAAGATTTAGAAAACGCGGGCGTGAACGTTGATGAACATACCGAAGAAACGGATACACCGGAAACTGTAACAGATGAACCCTCTACAGATGATGCGGCGGAAAGTGATGCGAATGATGCGGAAGTAGATGCAGCGGCGCCGAACACTAACGAAGAACCGGAACACGAAGAAAACCATACAAACGATAACAATCTAAAAGCGGCACTTGCACAGGAACGCGCAAGACGTAAAGCGGCCGAGGAACGCGCAAGACAATTTGAAGCGCAACAAAGACCGATTACATTGCCAGATAGTGAAGTATCTGATATCCGCGACTTTGTACGCCGTGAAGCATTAAAACGCTTTAATTTAACGGCGGAAGATTTAGAAAGTCTTATGTTTGAAGATGTACAAAAATATAACGATTTCATTCGTTTTGAAGCTAACGCAGAATACACGATCACAAATCAACAGTTAGCAGTACACCAACAAAGACAAACAAATCTAAATTTCGTAAATGAAATTAAATCATTACCAAATTTCGGGGAACTATATCAACGCGGATTAGAAAAGCTAAACGGCATGACAATGCGCGATGCACAACCAATAAACGATGCGTTCTACCGCGTAGATATTGGAGAAGGTACAGATGCCGATTTTGAAACAATCAGAAAATTTGTTAATGAACTGCAAAATGAACGGGCAACGAATACCGACGTTACAAACAACCCGTTACAGGTGGCCGCAACGTTGCCAAAAGCTGGCGCGTTAAACGGTGGCGTTCCTACACCTAACAAGGTAACAGAAGAAGATATTTTGAAAGCGTATCAAACAGGCAACCTTGATGCATTGCCGGACGATGTACGCAAATATTTTGACGAATTATAAGAGGTAAAATATGGCAGACCAAAGAAACCAAGTTAATATTCCAGCGAATTTAGTGCCTAAAGTATGGGCTAAAAAAGTATGGCATGAAGGCGTAAAAGATAGTTATTTCGATAAGTTTACCGCAATGGACGGTTCCAACGTAGTACACCAAAACAAAGACTTAACAAACGTTAAAGGTGATAGCGTAGTATTCGGTTTGATGATGAACCTTAGCGGTAACGGTGTAGAAGGTAATCGCGCTAAATTATCTGGTGCAGAAGATAGCTTGAACATTTACGATTTTACTGTTCAAACTCAGTTAGTACGTAATGCGGTATCCCGTTTTGAAGCGGACGACCAAAAAACACAGTATGACATGTTAAAAGAAATCAAAGTTGTTTTGAAACAATGGTTATCTGATTGGTTAGATAACAAGTTGATTGAAAAATTAACTACTAGCAATACGGCCAATGAAACAATTTACGCAAGCGCTGCCGGTACCATTTCCAGCATTACGGCGAACGATAAATTAACAACAACGCTCATTTCCCGTGCTAAACGTAAAGCAATGATGCACGCGCCTAAAGTACAACCTATTAAGATTGACGGTATGGATAAATATATTATGCTTGTATCTCCGTGGGCGGCTAAAGACTTGAAAGATGATCCAAAATGGTTGGCAGCGCAACAAAACGCAAATGTTCGCGGTTCTAAAAACCCTATCTTTACAGGTGCGTTAGGCGAATATGACGGCGTCGTTTTGTACGAATACGAACGCGTATTAACTAGTGCTTCTGGCGCGAGTGGTGCTAATGTATGCAATAACTTGTTATTGGGTAAGCAAGCGGCATGTTTCGCAGTAGCAAGACCAGCCAAACACATTGAACAAACAGACGATTACGGCAACATTGCTGGTAATGGTATTGCGTTCTATGGTGCAGTTGAAAAAACTAAATTCAATATGGCCGATTATGGCGTAATCGCCGTTAAAACTGGCGGTGCAGTAGAACGCTAATTTTTGAATTATGGGCGGGGTGATACCCGCCTTTATTCTTTATGGGGTGAATATGAACGTAAAACAAGTTATCAATAGGGCGTTCATGCAAATAGGCGATACACCACAGGAGCAATATACTCCGTACCATTTATTGGAGTATTACAACGAAGGCAATCACTTATTAAATGCCCTTATCGGTCAGTACTGCCCTAGTTTGGCACAGGCAACGCACGAAGATAACGGCACCGGACGAATTACGTTGCCCGGTCAATGTATAAGCGTGTTAAATGTCAAAGCAGATGATGCGGACGTACAGGCCTATCATGTATTGAATTTACAAACGATAGTATTTGATGCAGATCATGAGCAGAAAATAACCGTTGATTATATAATGACTGCCGGATATAAGAAGCTAGATGATGAAAGCGGACTACCGGCAGAATTAGAAACGTTATTAGTTGATTACATCGTATATAGGGTTATGAACCTTGATATTTCCGGCGTAACGGCGAATATGGTTAATGCGTTGCAATCCATTAATGAAGGTTTGGGGAATAATGAAAGCGTAATAGCAGAAGGGTATTGGAATTATGGTAGTAAGCGAATTGATTACGCTGGTTAATGTAGAGTCTAACGAAATATTAGATGAACAGTTGGAATATATCCAATACATTAACGCAGCTATTGACTGGCTAACTACTATTCTAGTTAGCATTAAAGACCGTGAAGTAGTGAAGAATATGGATATACCTAACCTAAAAGGCGTACCGTCCGATTTTATGGGGTTCGTTCCTAAATCTGGTTATCCTATCCGCATCATTAACGGAACATTTGAAACCTATGACGGGGAAACAGTTAATCAAGTGTTTTATAGCGTTCGTAAAAATCACGTTGATGATTTAGACGACCCTATTCCGTTTTCTGAATTCTTTCATCAGTATTTAGTGCAGCTTATATCTTTCATGGTTAAGAAAAAATCACTTATGACTGATTACGCTGCCTTTGATAAACAATTCATTGACTACATAACGGAACAGATTAAGGCGGCAAGAGGTATAGCATAATGGGCGTTAAACAGGTGGCAACTACGAACGGGTTCCGGCTGGGCCTTGATTGGAGCAACCCGCCGGAAAATATCGACGTGCAAGCGCTAACACAGGCACAACAATGCGAATTCGATAGAACAGACAACGCACTCCGTACCGTTCCGGGTATTCGTGTATTGTATGATTTTGGACTACCAATAGAAACGCTATATCATGATGTGTATCGTAATAAGTGGTACTTTACTAGTGGCCGAAATTTGTATGAAACCGATTTTAGCGGGAATACATTATTAGGCACATTAAATGGTACCGAACGGCCAAGATACCATGCGTTTGGCGGTGATATTCTCATAGCCAGCGGCGATAAATTGCAAGCCATTTCCGGTGCTGGTAAGTTATCCACTATTGAAAGTCCGGCATGTGATATAGTATCAAGTCATTCCGGGCGTGTACTGATTGCATCGACTAATTCGCATAGGTTGAATTGGTCAGCAGTTGGCGACTACAACGCATGGAACCATAACAGTAATGATGCATCAAGCGCGCAATATGTAGATGTTGGGTATAAAGACCAAGGCAGCATCATTGCGATTGATTTCTTATCACGTGCAATTATCGTATACAAAGAATATGGGCGCGTGTATCAAGTCATCGGCACGCCAGATGCACAGAATTTAACTGTGTATCCGTTATCCTCTACCGGTTATTGTAGTGGTGCAACGGTAAGCGTTGATGATCGTAGTTACTATTTAGGTAATCAAGGGTTTATGTCTTTCATGCCTACAAATACCTATGCAGAAATACAACCGTTTGAAACTGGCTTGAATATCAACTCTTATCTATTGAAGTACATAACGAAAGATTGCGAAGTATGGCATATATCCAGTAGAAAACAAATCTGGATTAAACCATATAACGGCGATACGGTATTTATATATCACTACTTGCCACGATATGAGGACGGAAGGGGCGTTTTCACATCAAGAAAATTCACGCACAATATCAATGATGCGGTGAACGTAGATAAAGAAGTATATATAGCATACGGAAATAAGATTGGTATTCTTGATGAAACAATAGATACCGACGATACGAAACAAATCCAAACATCAATTATCAGCGGCAACAGATTGGCAACACGTCAATTTGTGTTGATTATGAACTACAATTTCGTAACGCATAATCTTATTCCCGGTTATGGCACTATTGGCATATCGAATAAGAAGCCTAAGCCAATTAATTTTTCAAGCAAGGCGACCAAAACCTACTATGCGAATGAAAAACTATACGAAGCCAAAACATTAATGAATATTAATGAATACACGAAGGCATATAAGATTGGCGGCGGTGCAAATCGTAATGTACAATTTAAAATTAATGTTCAAAAGGGCGCTATTTCGTTACGCCAGTTAGATTATACGTATGAAGAGGTTTAAACATGGCATATAAAGAAAAATACCCTTTGGATATAACGCCACAGGGCGATACTGTACAAGATAGTATTAAGAAAAACCGCGATGAATTATTGAACGTTGCGCAACAAATAGAACTAAAAGCCGGCGGCGGTGGTGGTACTGGCGGCGGTGGTGGTACTGGTGGCCTACGTAATCGCGTATTAAGTGGCAAGGTAAGTAATGGTGAATTCTCATTCTTAACCGGCGATAACCTAAGCGTAATGATTGACGGCAGCCAAACGCCCGTATTGTTATCATTCGCCGACGGTTTCAACGATTACGGCGCGGTTGATTATATCCAAACGATTAACCGTAAACAAAGCGTATGGAGCCTACCGGCCAATAGTACATCGTATTTATACGTTGAACGTTCAGCATCTGGCGGCCTAACTTATGGCAGTACAACGCTTGAACCAATGCGCCAGCCTAATGCACCAGCAGCGGCAACGGATAAAATGTATTACAATACCACAAACGAAAAAATGTATGTGTATACTGGCACGTATTGGAAAGCTATATTGCGCGTGGTGGTAGCGGTTGCCGTTACAGATGCAACACGTGTTAAATCAATCAAATATTATGATCCATACTTAAACACCGCAACAGATGCCGTAATTGGCACGCGTACGGTTGACGGTAAAGACTATGCATTAACTGACATTCTAAACCAAATGGCGGAAGCTATTAAAAAGATTGCTGGTGATGCCAATTTTACGAACAACCCAAGCCGTACATTAAAAACCATTACGGATACGGTAAACGGATTAAGTAGTGCGTATTATCGCAAAACGGATATAGTAGCCAACGCAACGCACGCAGTCAATGCAGATAATGCTACACATGCAACAACTGCCGATAATGCTACAAACGTTGCAACGTGCGTTAAAAAGGCCGGCGATACCATGACGGGTACGTTAAAGGTTCCGGGCCTTTCCAATGACTCAATCGATTTAGATTATCTTGCTAACAATAAAACCAATTATAGCGGATTAACATTTGGTGAATGTAATAACTACGATATATGGGGTTATAAATTTTGGGGTATTGGCGTTATGTTCCCGTGGTATACAAGCGAAGATCGCGTGCTAGGTACTCAATTATATTTTGCCAATAGTAATGCAGCCTTTATCCGTTTTGATACAAACACAAAAGGCATGAAGGACTGGCAACGTTTGGCAACGTTTGAAAGGGATAATTCTCTAACATTCCCAAACGGCGCAAAATTAAAGGTGGAATAATATGCCTAATATCATACTAGAAAAAGACGGGCGAAGGTATGTATTTGGATTGCATACAGATAAATCAGTAATGAATGGCAATAATATTACGGTTCCATTTAATGGGGTTAATTATTACGCAAGAATTGGCGATGAAAACACACCATTAAAAGTGCAAAAAAATGGTCGCTGGTACTCCGTGCAATATAACCCGCTTATGTTTGAAACATTTGCAAGACAGTATAACGTAACAAACGGCATAAATGAAACTTTTAAATTATTCATGCCGAAAGGCCGATATAGATTTTATTTAAGAGGTAATTCGAGCCGAACTATAGATGCAACCGTATCAGATAGTAGGGAAGTAACAATAAGAATTAACGTTACTAAAACCGTTAATCTTCGCAATATCAAATTTACGGCCGAAGGCGTAACAGATACAAACGTACAAAATTCATCAAATACTATTGAGGTTAGAATAGAACGGATAGGGGATTAATGATGCAACTTGAAAGCCTTGAAAGCATGATAAAAGACTATGAACGGCGTACGGGTGAACGTGTTAGCCTTGAAGGTTTTTATTTCGATGAAAATAATAACTACAAAGATAAATACAATTACTATTTTAAATGGTTCCCTAATGCTGGGTTCTTATTCTGGACTATCAACGAACATGACGGCGAAAGGTATTTTACTATCTGGCAGACATACGGCGATATGAAAGTAATAGGAAAATACATCGTTGAAGTAATGAAGATGAATGATCTTGATGTAATTGTAACGGCAACACATCGAAGCGTGCGCGGTTTCATTAAAAAGTGGAACATGGAACGCGTTCCAACTATGGACTATACCTATAATGGGTTTGATTACAAAGTACTGAAAACGGTGCGAAAACACCTTGAAGCGACTTTGTAGAAAGGAAAAGCATGTTTAAATTTGACTTGCAATTATTTGGCGGCGGTAAAAAGTCGAAGGTAAGCAGTATTGACGCAAAACTACCTACGGCAACGGCCGACGAAAAGCAACTATTACAAGGCCAAATGGATTGGATAAACAATACCAATCGAAGCGCCAACACCTTGCAAGGTATGGGTGATGCGGCCTTGAATAACGTGATAACGCCAGAATACGGCAATATGTATAATGCGTATTTAGGCGCTAACCGTGGCAATCAAAATGCTATAGGTGCGTTACAGAACTTAGTAACAACGGCCGGCGCCAAGAATTTGACGGATAACACCAGATACGCAAATCAGCTGGCGGCCAGCGTTGATAGTATGAACAACGGCGCAAGCCAGTTAGCTAACGAATATAACGGCGCTTTATTGCAAAACCAAAATGCAATGGCTAATATTACAAACGGCCAACTACCTACAGGCTATGCAGATGCTAGACGGCAAGCGTTAAACAATGATTTACAGGCAACTGTAGGCAATGCAGTTTCTGGCCTAGCAAGTCGCGGCATTGTGAATTCATCTATTACAGATAATGCATTAAATGATATTAGCAAGAACGCATCTAATACACTTGCGGCACAATATTCAAACGATTTAGGCCAAGCGGCGGCACTCAATACGCAAGCGCTTAATAATAATTTAAGCGGCATCGGTGCAAAAATGGGGTTATGGGGTAATACCTACAACAACAATCAAAACGGTATTATAAATCAAGCAAATCTAATGAACCAAGGTTATGCAAATCAGATGAATAACGCCGGCACCGCAGCGGGTTTAGTAGGTCAACGCGAAGGGTTAGCGCAAAACCCTATTAATACAGGCGCAACTACACAGAGCGCAGCTATTCAACCAGCCAAAGATTACTACTCTATGAGCCAGTTGAATAACGCGGATCAAGAAGATTTACTTAACAGATTTATGTCATTACGCTATGGACTAGCACAACCAGCACAAACAATGGTTAAGCAAGGTTCTGGCGGTTTCTTTGGAGGACTTATGAAAGGTTTTTGTTTTGTAGCGGGTACTGAAATTGCAACGCCAGAAGGTGGCAAGGTTATTGAAACATTTGTTAGTGGTGATACTGTTATCACGTTGGGTGCGGTTAATGATGTAATTGCATTGCATGATATGGGCGAAAAAGAAACACATCGCCTTGAAACTGTATCTTTTGGCGTAACAACTACGCCGACAGAAAAGGTATTAACTCCGGAAGGGTTGAAATTAGTTAGTGAGTTGGTAGTTGGCGAAGTTATTATGACGGTTAATGCTTATGAACCGGTTACACTCAGCGAAGCAACTGGCAATACTGAACACGTATACGAATTGCAATGTACTGGTGATAACTTATTCTATGCTAACGGCATTATGGCGGAAGGTATCAATGAAGAAGAATTGAAAGCTATTGCCGAAGCACCAGAAGAAGCACCGGAAGAAGCACCGGAAGAAGCACCGGAAGAAAAGCCAAAAAAGAAAACTACAAAGAAATCTAACAAATCTGATGAACCAGTAGATGAAGAAAGCGAAGATAACAAGAAAGTAGAGGAATAACACAATGGGCGTAATCTACGTTAAAGATTTTGAACCATGGGCGGCGTTGGGTGAATTAGCCGGTCAATATTTCTCTCACCGTTTAGGGGCATTGCAAAATAACAAAATGGCTAAAGGCTATCAAGCAATGCTAGGCGGTGGTGGTGCTGGCGGCGAACAAGACCCAAACACTCCGCAAATTGTGGATAATAATAACCGTATGGCGGGAATGGGTATGCAACAACCTAATAGCGCCGGCCAAATTAATCAATTATTGTCTAATTCTAATAACACATTTGCCAATAACTTGATGCAAAAGAATAATATCGGCTTATGGGGCGGTCAAAATCCAGCAGCACCAGCGCAACCGATGCAAGCTAACACAGATGCACCAAGTAATCCGGTTACGGATCAGCGCTTTAACGCTTATATGAATGAGCCAAGCCCTACATTACAAAAGCAGTTACAAGCACAGGCAGCGCAAGCACCACAAATGCCAGCAACGCCAGCGCAACCGCAACAAAACACGGGGTTATGGAACTTTCAAAATCTAAATAATACTGGTATTAATACAGGGTTACCGCAATCATATCAAGAAATGATGCAACAAAGACAAAACGCACCTTTTCATGGGGCGCCCAATTCGGCCGTAAATGGTAACGCCGATGCGGATAAAGCGCCGGGCCAATACTCTATACCAGATAAAGCAAGCGTAACAAGCGAAGCACGTAAACAACTAGGGGCGAATACACTCGCCCTAGTTAAAGCCGGTTTTGATTTTAAGACGGCGCAAGGCTTAGCCAGCGAACAATATCAAACCGACGTTAATAATATGTACATGCAGCAAGTCAACGAATATCAAGAAAAAGTGCTTGAACCAATGCGCCAGCAAATCATGAACAATCTTGTATTTACACAGGATAAAGACGGCAACCCGGTTGTAGATACATACAACACAAAACGGGTTAAAGGGTTAGCGCCAGCCGTTGCAAGATACAACTATCTAGCAAGTAAAGTAGGCGCTGGTACTATTGATATGAATAACTTGAATTCTATTGCGGCACTTGATAAACCGGATTACAAATTTAGTAGTGCACAAAACGGCCATATTGTACGTTACAACATGGGCGACGGTACTATTCAAGATATGGGCGGTTATGGCAAGGTTGAAACAAAACAATTTGCGAACGGTCAAGTTATTGTTATGACACCAGACGGTCAAATGAAAAATATCGGTAATTTCGGCGCTAAAAATATTAAAGTTATGCCAGACGGTAAAACGTATATTGTTGGCACAGACGGCAGCATGAAATATGTAGGTACGCACGTTAAGCCGGCGACGGCTACACAGTCCGGCACTAGTGGATATAATGCGCAAGTATTGCGCACGTTATCAGCGCAGCATACCGCATGGGTGAAAGCTAACCCGGATAAGGCAGAAAATGAAAGTCCTTATTATGGGCAATTACAAAGCGCATTAAGCGGTGCGCCTACTGCTGGCGGTGCTGGTGCTGGAACGCCAACAGTTAAACGGCAGCCGACTTATTCAAGCGAAGAACAAGCAGCAATTTCCAAGCGAATGAACGAACTATCAGCGCAAGGCTGGAGCGACGACCAAATAGCGGCGGAACTTGATGCGGCCGGATACGGTCAATATAAATCGTGGTTAAAATCTTATTAATAAAAGGGGTAGACTATGGGTGCGTTTGATGATATTACAAGCCAATACGGCAAGGCAGCTGGAAACGGTAACGCCTTTGAAGATATAACAACCGAATACGGTTATGACGTAGGCAACGCGCCCAAGCCTACGTTTTGGGATAGCGTTAAAAACAATGCCGAATATGTTGCTAATGGCGTTAAAAACAATATTGAATGGATTGATAAAACCGGCAAAGAAATTAATGACAATGTTGGTAATACATTATCAAATTGGAAAGATGATGTAGTAAAAAAATCCAACAATCTAGGCAATGAGTATTCAAAAAGTGCTGCTAATGCCATTGAAGCCAATGGGGATAATTTCTCAACGTTTGACGATAATGGCGACTTCATAAACGAACATGCAACGCCGGGCCTAAACAGGGCAAGAGTAGAAACATATAACACCGCAGTTGGAAAGCCGGCTGGATATCTAGCAATTACTCCGTATGTTCCACCACCGGTGCGAATAGCTGCCGGCGTCCTTGCTGCTCCTACGATTGCAAGTGATACGGCGGAAATGTATAACGCCAATGAAACCGCAGAAAACGAAGGAACGGCACCGGACGGAATTTTAGGGAATAAATATGTTGCAACTGCAAAAAATGTTTTGGTAGACCCAATCGCTGAACCGGTTGGGCGTTTGGTTGATGATCCGGGCGAATTCGCAAAAAATATCGCCATGAACCCTACTAATTTATGGGATAATGTGTTTTTGCCGGTTGGCATGGTTAAAGGCGTAACACCTAAAAAGGTATCTGTAGCAATCGGTGAGCGTGTAGGACGTGCAGCGGAACATATCAAAGAAAAGGCATCTAATGCGTTTGAAGATATCGGCGAACGTTTTTCAAAAGATACGCCAAAACTTGAAGAAGGCATTACCTATAATGCGTTTGATGATATTCCAGTACCAGAAGAAACTGCAAATGCAGTAGAACCGCGCGAATACTCTGAAGGCGGTTTGAACGGGCAACCTATGGAAGGTGAAACTGGTAATATCCAAGCGGATATATATAACCGATATCGTCAGAATGGTTTAAGCGACGTTGAAGCGGCTGCCATGACTGGTAATATTGGCGCCGAAAGCAGTTTTAGTACGACCGTTACAAGTGGCGATGGTTACGGTTCCCGTGGTTTGGTTCAATTTACTGGTGATAGATTGAACGGCGAAAAAGGTTTATTGAAATTTGCGGAAAGTCGCGGGTTAGATCCGTGGGATTGGAGAACGCAAGTCGATTTCAGCGTATGGGAATTACACAATACCGAAAGCGCTGCACTTGAAGCAATGCGGGCAAGACCAGATGCAACACCGGAAGAAATGGCCGTTATCATACGGAAAAATTACGAAAGACCAGACCCAGCCGTTGCACATGACGATGTTCGGGCGCAAATTGCTAAAGAAACATTCGAGGGCAATTATGGTAAATATGAAAATAGGCCACGTGATAATACATCGTTTAAAGATAGTACGTTAGACCCTAACTATAGAGGAAATGAACAACCGTTTAAAGATGAGTTTATAGAAAATGAAAAACCGGTAAGCGGCGAAGAATCACATACAGATTTAAACAGTTTTGTAGAAAATACCGATAAAAAACAGGTTAAAACAGAAGATTTAGGTATAAACTATCAAGGCGAAAGCGAAACGGCCCGCACAGGCGAAATAAATGAATTTCAGCCAAAAGACCGCATAAATACTGACTTTGTAGAGGGTGAAAAACCTAAATTTGAAGAAAAAGCACTTGAAAACGATGCAAGCACTCAATTTAGATATGAAGAAGATGCACCAAACGAAAGTTTACGAAATGCGATTGACGATTTACCGCCAAAAGCAAAAGAAACTATCATAAATGAATTGAAAGATAATGCATCTGAACCACGATATACCGAATTAGAAAATAAAGTACAATCTAATACGGAAATATTGAAAGATTTAAACAAAGCAACAAAGCCAGATATTCCAAAAACGGAACTTGATGCGGTGAAAGTTCGATTATCTGAAAGCCTAGACGTACCAGTTGAACGATTGAACAACGAATACATGGAAACGGTTCGCCGTGATCGTGCTGCCGAACTAATAGCAGATACGCAAGAGTTAAAATTAATGCAAGCAGAACCGGCAGAAGGTGGCGTGAGCAAATACGCGCAGCAACCTAGCCAGCTATTAGACAATGCAACGCATGAGCAAGTACACGAAGCAATGGTAAAAGCATTTGATGGCAACGAAGCAATGGCAAATCGTTATTTAGAAAGTAAAGGCGTTAGACCTACGGAACCATTACAATATAGCGTTAAAGGTAATGAAACGCCACATACTGGCATCGATGAAGTCGAGCGATTAGGCCGAAGCGTAACGCGTAGGGAAATATTAGATGCAGTAAATCACTTGTTTAATCAACGCATTAAAAGTGGCCGTTTAGGCCGTCCTAACGTTCGCGGCTGGTATAACACAAAAACCGATGTAATTCGTAGCGGCAACTATGGAGAAATTCCAGTTATCATGCATGAATTAGGACATTATGTAGATAATTATTTCGGTTTCAGTAAAGATGCACGGTTTAATACAGAATTTAACGGCGTTATTCAAGACCGTTTCGGTAAAGCGTACAACAAATTAGGCGATGAAGGAATTCGCGGGGAAGGTTACGCGGAATTCTTTAAAGATTATGTGAGTGATCGCGCGAAAGCAAAACGCGAATTTCCGGAATTCTATAATCACTTTACGGAAGCAATCGCAAAAGAACCAGAATTGAACGGTATAACAAATAAATTATCGCAGCTGGTTCATGAATGGCACCGTCAAGGTGGCGCGGAACGTGTTAAGGGTAGTATTTCGTTTGAAAGTAAAGGTGAAGTAAGCCAAGCTATTGATGCGGTTAAGCGTGGCGAAGCGAAAGACGTAATTAAAAAAGCATTGAACGATGTATATACCAAAGCCGTTGATGAATTGAACCCGTTGAAGGATTTAGTTGCAGAAGTTGAACGCCAAACAGGCGAAAAAATCGCCTTTGATGATAACCCGTATATGCAAGCGTGGTTAGCGCGTGGCTGGGTTGGCAAAGCTGAAACACTTATTGAACACGGTGCGCCGGAACATGGTATAAAATCACTCAAAGATATTTTGAAAGGTATAGGCGAAAAGGAACATAAGGATTTCTCCGCATATCTTGTGGCGTTACATGATTTAGACCTACACAAAAACAAACAAAAAGCAACGTTTGATTATACCGAAGATGCTGCCGTTCTAGGGAAGCACGCCGGAAACGAACGTTTTCAAAAGGCAGCAGCTGCAATATATAAATATCAAGATTACATGTTGCAAATGTTAGTTAAAGAAGGCATGCTAACGGCTAAGGCATATCATACAATGCGTAAAATGTACCCGCATTATATTCCATTTTTCCGCGACATGTCAGATGCTGGCATGCAATCGTTTTTATCTGGCGGAAAGGGTTTCGTTGATGTATCTAGTCCGGTGAAACGTTTTAAAGGCAGCACGCGCGATATTATAGATCCGTTGGAAAGCATCGTGAAAAATACGTTCCAATTCTATAACGCAGTAGAACGCAATCACGTTGGCCGTACATTTGCAAAACTAGCCGATAAAAACGGCGTAGGGCAAATAGTGGAACGTGTAAATGGTGATAAGGCAAAAACGGATAATACGTTTAGTGTTTGGGAAAACGGCAAAAAAGTAACGTATGAAACAACGCCGGAACTTATTCAAACGATGCGCATGTTAGATAGAGAACAATCGAACATGGTTGCCAAAATCTTATCATATCCGGCCAACTGGTTACGCGCTGGCGCTACATTATCACCAGAATTTATCTTGCGAAACCCTGTACGCGATATGATAGGCGCATCTATTTATTCCAAACATGGTTTTATTCCTGTAGTTGATACTTTCAAAGGATTGGCACTATTCCTTAAAAAAGGCGAATTATATTGGGAATATATGAAGTCCGGCGCAGCACATGCGGCAATGGTTTCGTTAGACCGCGACTATTTAGGCGGTCAATTACGCGATATTATGAGCCGTGAAAGTAAGGTTACTAAGCTGATTAAAAACCCTATTGAAGTATTACGCGCTATGAGTGAAGCAACAGAAATGGCAACACGATTGGCGGAATTCGATAACGCAAGAAAAGGTTATACTGGTGTTGGTAATCGCCTATTTGGGAAAGATAGGAAGCCTTTAACTGCAAGAGAAGCAGCACTAGAAAGCCGTGATATTACGTTAGATTTTAGCCGTAGGGGTTCACATGTAAAAAAGGCAAATCAAGTAATAGCATTCTTTAATGCTACAATCCAAGGCGCTGACAAAATGGCGCGTGCTTTCAAGGAAGACCCGCGCGGCATGACGGTTAAAACTATGCTATATATCACATTACCAAGTATTTTGCTATGGTATATGAACAAAGACGACGAACGTTATCAAGAGTTGCCACAATGGGAAAAAGATACATTCTGGATTATTCCGGGTAAAGAAAACATGTATCGTATTCCTAAGCCTTTTGAAGCTGGCGTTTTATTTGGTACATCGTTTGAACGTATGCTACAGTATTTTGACGATGCAAAAAACAACCGTAAAAGTGTAGGTTTTAAAGGGTTCGGTGATAGGGTAATTGATAGCCTTGCACCTAGTTTTATGCCTACTGCTATGATACCGGTTGTTGAAGCTATGACAAATTACTCTTTATTCAGACAACGGGATATTATTCCGCAATCTCAAGAAAACTTACCGGCACATCTACAGTACGGCGCTAATACAAGCGAAGTTGCAAAATTTGTAGGTGATAAAATCAACGTTTCACCGTATATTGTAGATAATACAATAAGAGGGTACGGCGGCGGCCTTGCTGGGTTAGGTTTAAGTGGTATTGATGCGATATCTGGTGCAAAAGAAAATAACGCATCTAAAAAATGGTACGAAGCGCCGGGATTAAGAGGGTTCACGGCGGCACCTTATCAATCATCTAATAGCGTGCAGCGTGTTTATGATGATTATAAGGAACAAGAAAAGCTACACAATGAGTTTAAACTAACGGGGCAACGTCCGGACGGATACGATGCCAAAGAATTCGCAAAACTCAAAAATGCGAGTGATAGCTTAAAAGGTTTAAACAAAGCATCTAAGGCGATCATTAATAATGAACGCATGAGCGGCGAACAAAAGAGGGAACAACTTGATAAGATAAATATGAGAAAAGCCAATATAGCGCGTAGCGTTTATGGATTGGGTAAGGTTAAATAAGGGGCGCATAATGGAGTTTATTGTAAATTTTTTTGTTGAGTGCTGGAACTCTTTAACGGAAGGGTTCGTATTAAAGGCAATATTAAGTTTTGCGGCAGCCGTAGCGATATGGCTTATTGGAATTAAACACGTCCAGATTTTGGGCGTGTTTATTTTATTGGTATTCATCGACCTTTTCACTAAATGGGCGGCTATTGCCTATCAAATGTTAATTGATGAATACGGATATGATAAAGACCAAATGGCGGTATGGGAAAAATATCGTGCAATACCGTTGGCGTTTGAAAAGGGCCTAATTTCGAGCCGATACATGCGAAAAGGGTTTGTGTTTAAAATACTAACATATGTAGCAGCTACAATGGCGGCCGTATTATTCGATGAAATGAGCGGTCAAAAGCAATTCGCGGTATCGTTGGTTTGGTTGTATTTGGGTTCCTGTGAATTCCTATCTATTATGGAAAACCTACGCGACGGCGGAAACGTGATGCTAGGTAAATTCCTAGATTTAATTAGAACTAAAATTGAAAATAAAGTTAAATTATAGGGGGTACCATGAGGGGTATAGATGTAAGCGAAAATAACGGTGTAGTTGATTGGGGCACAGTCAAGGCTAATGGGTTTGATTTTGCGATTATTCGCATCGGTTATGGTCGCGGTAATTTAGATAGTGAATTCTATAACAACGTAAACGGTGCAATTAATGCCGGTTTAGCTATTGGGGTATACCATTATTCCTACGCCATGAACGAAGAACATGCAGCAGATGAAGCTGAATTCGTATTGAATACACTTAACGATGCCGGCTTAACTATTGATAAGTTGCCAATGGGCGTATGGTTTGATATGGAAGATGCTGACGATTACAAGGCAGAACATGGCATGCCAACGGATCAACAATTAACAAATATTTGCAGCGTGTTCATCAATAAGTTATGGCAAGCTGGTTATGTAAATACCGGCCTATACGCTAGTTATGACTGGTTAGTAAATGTATTAGACGTTAGCCAGTTGGGCGGTTGCGCTATTTGGTGCGCACAACTTAATAGCCAATGCGATTATGACGGCGCTAATTTATGGCAATACACATTCACCGAAAATGTTGAAGGCAAGGAATTTGATGCGGATTTAGTATTAAATTGGCCTATTTAGTAGGGGGTAATTATGGATACTATCAAGCAATTCATAAGGGCGTATTTACCAGTTATCATAGTAGCATTACTTATGCTGCTGGTGGTAGTTGCCGGCCTGTTCGCCTATAATATGATGCATACCAAAAAGCTACAAGAACCGGTTATTATCAATCAGACCATAGCGAAGAACCCGCACAAAATGGCGGATACATTAAAAATCACGCCGAAGGAAGCGACGGAAGTTATTTCCTATAAGGAAAGTACTGAACCTGTGGCAACGTATTATACACAGGCGCCAACGTTACATGATGCGGCAGTCATAACAAAAAACGCTATCAAGGATAAATCACCGAATATTCCAAAGGAAGCTATAGAAAAAAGCGATAGAACCGCAGTTGTTGAAAATACCGATGAACAAAAGGTTGATGTATATAAGATTAACCTTAACAAAGCGCATCGCATAATGGGCGGCGTTACAATATTAGAAACAGGTAAGGTATATGAAACGGTAGGGTATCAAGCTGGCGACTTTCAAGGCCTAGCGCATTTTGACGGGAAGCATTTCAAAGGGGCCAGCACGCTTTATACATTCGCGAAATGGTAG